ACCGAAGTAACAAAAATGCCACTATCAGGTTCTACATAAAAAGATTGTGCTAAAGGGTCTATTAGTTTCATTTTAGTTACTTAAGTTATTGAGGCAACAATTCCACTATATTGTATTTATTATCAATTATTTCTTTTTGTTTTTACTTTTACTTTTATTTCCAACAGGAACATTTGTTATTGCATCTTTTACAACAGTAACAAGTCCATTTGATCCTGTTATCCTGGCATCTCTTACAAGTTTGTCAGTTTTTAATTGCTGAGCGACATTGGATCCACCTAAGGATCTGCCTGCATTTGTTGTTGTAGGAATAGCACCTTTTGCTGGTTTAGTTTCTTTTGATACAAGAGATTGTTTTGCAAAATCCTTATCGGTTTGGGTAACTTTAATTCCAGCATCCTTGAATATTTGAGTTGCCTTTTTCTTTCCAAATTTCTTAACAAGTTCACCATAAGTTTTTCCATTAACTGTTTGTAGGGGAACCGAATACTGATTTCCTTCAAACAATTCGGATCTACCTCCTCGTACTGCACCACTAAGTAATCCATATCCATTTAGATTTAAGAACTCAACACCGGGTTTTCCTTTTTTATTTTTACCTTTTTTCTTACCTGTAGGCGTTTCGGTGCCTGTTCCAGTACCTGTATCTGTTCCAGTACCTGTTGTATCCACTGGATCAAAACCATCATCATCACTTGGAATTGGGTTTTGTTTAGTAATGTTTGGTTCTGGTTTATCAGAATTTGTATTCGGTGTTGGTTGTGGTGATGGATATGAAGGTCTAATTGGTAATGGTGGTGGAGTAAATGTAGGAGAAGAAGTTTCTTCTGGTGGTGGATTTTGTGGTGGAGCTGGTGGTATGTATGGTGGCAGAGTGTTTCCGACAATAGTTGTGGAAACTACTGCAGTTGGTCCTTTAGATGTTTCAGATTTACTTTCTGTTATAGTTTGAGTTTCTGTTCTAGCAGTTCTAACTGATAATATATTTTCTTGAACTTTATTGATTTTACCCTCAGAGTAAAACTTCTCCTCAGCACTGGTAATAGTAGAATCAATGAGAGAATTTGTAGGGCTACTTGTTATTCTGAAAAGTTTAGTTCCTGTTTGGAAAACAGGATTTCCAAAAACATTTGGATTTGGAATAAAGAACGATCCTATTACAACACCTATAGAATCGGTGATAAGTTTTATTTGAGATATTGTTGCTTCTGCGCCACTTGTCTTTCCTTTCAATCTCATTCCGGATTGAATAAATCCAAAAAATTGTCCTTGACCTTGTAGTGAAAGACTATATGTATCTATATTTAAAATTGTAGAGGTTGATGAATAATTTGATGGAATTTGTTGGAAAGAATCATATGGATTCGCAGTAAATCTTTCTGTTGGGTTATTATATGGTCCATATTTGTGGTTCGAAGATGCTACTCTAAAGGTTATCTTAGGATCGGATTCTATTACTCCAAGTCCAGAATTTGCTGTTGTAACTATTGATCCTTCAACAGTTTCTCCTACCTGGAAAGTACCAGATGTCATGGTAATTTCTAATAATTTTGGAGTAATGTACTTATTAACATCAACACCTGCGAAGAAAGAGTACACCCTAGTAAATGGTTTTAATCTCTTAGCAGTAAATTCTATGTTCCTAGATCTCATATAGGAACTAATCTCTGAACTTAGTACAGTATCTCCAAGAGATACATTTTTAAATTCTTCTTTTGTACTAGATCTAACACCCTTTCTTGTACTTGTTCCAGTTTTTGTAACAGTTTCTAAATCTTCCTTAATAATATAATATCCAACATTAACATTTCTTGTATCAGTCTCTTTTTTAGATCCCGTCCAAACTGTCTCCCAAGATCCCCAAGTGACCGGACCGAATCCGGATTGGTTATCCAATTCGGACGCCGTAATTTGAGATTCCGATTGAATATAATTGGTAGAAATTTCAGTATTATTTGCAAGAAGTCTAACGACATCCACCCAAACATCAGAAGATGGTGATAAGTTAATTGTTCCCCCATAATACCCAACTCTGTAAGGAGAAACGCTCTCTACCCTAGTTGCATATGGTTGATTAATTTCTTCGACTTCAATATAATCTAAAGTAATTAAATCTCCAGTTTTCTTTACATTTGATCCGATTAAATCAGTTACATATCTGGCATCTGCTTGAGAATTTGCAGAAACTCCTAATCCGATTAGTGAGTTGGATCCTAATAACAAGTCAACTTCAGTAGTATAAGGCGATGGTCTTAATTCGGACTTAGCGACATCAATACTATTTTTTACTATAGTAACTTTTTTTTGTGAAGATGTTGTTGAAAAATCATCGACAAAGAAACCAGACTTAAATCTATTAAGACCATTCACATCCCTAATAAAAAGATTTGAAGTATCAGTTTCTAATAAAGAAAGTGAAGTATAATACTCTAAGTTTTTAATTCTATTTTCCAAAGAACGAATGTCTGTCATTCTATATCTTCTATGTTCGGCAAGGTTCAAACTTGCTTCGCTGACATTGCACAAATATGGTGGCAAAGTAATAGTCGCAATATCTAACGCATCATCTATTTCGATTGGTGGTTGTGGACTATCTGCAGGTTCCCCTTTGTTTAATTGAAAAATTCCATCTTTGGTTAAATATATTTTATCAATTCTTGGCAAATAATAAGAATAATTAAATGATATTGATTCATCTGAAGCTAAAATATTAGATGCAGAATTTCCACTGGAAGTGAAAGTTCTTCCATTAAATTCAAAAGGAGAAAGTGATGAAGAAGTTACTGTAAAATTAGAAACTCTTGGTCTAATATCAATAATATCAGTATTCCTAATTCCATTTACTTTCTGTACATTACAATAATCAAATTGGTTATATGACTCAACTGTTGTTATATTTCCAGTATCTGACTGCGAAAAACTTGCAGATTCGTAAATAATTTTTAATTTTCTAGTTGGTTCTTTAGAAGAAGATTTTCTTACAACTCTAGAATAATCATAAATTGTATTTCTTTGTCCGTTATCAAATATATAATTTGAAGTAATATTGTTATCGCCAGCATCAAAAGAAGTAATAGAAGCTTTTATTCCAGATTCTTTAAATGTGATTGTCTCATTGACTTGAAACTTATTAGAGTTTAAAGATATATATGATATTTTTAAAGAATTTAATTTTTCAGCATAAACTCCCACAGCACCACTTAAAGATCCAACAAATTCCTCTCCAATCAATAAATCATCTGTTTTGTTAGTTGGTCCATTTAATGAAGTTAATGTTAAATTTGGCAATTCTGGTTCTGAAGTGCCATTGGATTCAAATATCCCATAAAGAAGAGTTACATCTGGCTCTAGTAAACAAATATCTTCATCTTGCACTCTTGTTCCATATGGATAAGTTCCATATGTTAAACCATCGTTATTAGTAGTTGCACCTATTCCAGAATATGCATATTTTGATTTATCTACGACAAGAGATTTGATTCTATTCTTATTTTTTATTTTTGATTTGATATTATTCTTTCTTAAAGTTGCAATTAATTTTCCTGTTCCGGAAGATGTCTCTAAACCATTAATAGTTAGTTCTCTTCCGCCGTTTGAAAATACTAATTTATCCGAACTTAATCTTTCAGTGATTCCATTATTTGTAATGAGTACAAATCTTTCCTCATCAAAAGAAAGAAATGTCTCATCTTCCTTTGCTGATATTGTATTTGTTGAGTTTGAAGTAATCGTTACGTCATATTGGTTTCTAATAGTTAAAGAAGAATTCGTTAAATCTGCTGAAGCAATATAATTTTTTGGTAAGGAAGTGTATAATGTATTATCTTGAGAAGATTGAATATTTGAATATAAAATTTTAAAATCGCTAGGAGTAATATCAGATGTTGGTAATCTACCATCACAAATTCCGTTGACAGTAGCAATTCCAGAAATTGTAAGAGAATTTTGGGAAACTGAAGAAATTTTTGCGAAAGTGGATACTGTTAGACCCGGATTTGAAAAAGATACTATGTTTCCTACTGTTGCTATTCCAGTAAAAATAAAGTCGGATGATGTTACGGTGCTTATTCCTCCACCAGCACCACTAATCTTTACTTGACCAACACTAACCAATGGTGATAACTTAACATCTGCAGTAAACGTTGAAGCACTACCAACAATACCATAGAGAGACTTTACATCATTAGTGGAATATGAAGTGACTGCAGTAGAAACTCTATTGTTTTCAATACCATTAAAAATTAATTTTTCACCTACCAAGAAAGATCCTTTTATATTATATGCGGTTATAACTCCGCAGCAATTTGTGCTATATCTTAAAAAACCAACAGATCCACTTGATTTACCTTTGATATGAGTAGGAACTGTTAATGTAATTGGTTCGTTTATAGAAATTTCCGTATATGTTTGTACGTCATATAGAGAAAGATCCCACTCATTTGTATTTGGTTGTGATGTGTTGTATGATCCAGATTCTAAAGCAAAGTCATATACTCTCGCTACTCCTATTTCTTTGCCTGGTTTTGAAGTTGAATTAATCCCAACACGATCACTTCTTAAACTCAAAGTATAAGAAGTTGCAATACCCAATATAGGTGATCCAAAAACTCTATTTAAAGTGTATGTGGGCCCAGTAACATAATTTACACTTTGATCTTTTAGTAATTTTGTGGTTCTTGGTTTTTCAAAATCTAAATATGTCGTACCAACAACATCAATTTCATAACCACTAACAAATGCCTTTAGTGGTGAAATTGAATAAGTTCCTAAATCGTCTGAAGCTTTATTGTTATTATATGTTAATTGATTTTCTTTAAATATTCCATTATTTCCTTTTAAATTATCTAAAGTTTCTGAAACAAAAACTGAAGGACTTTTTACGTAATAATTTCCAGACTCGTCGTAGGTTCTTCTTGCAAGCTCTTTTTTAATTATATTATAATTTGGATTATTAATTTGCTTTTGTACAATTCCATTTCTAACTTCCAAAAGTTGAACAAAGTTTGGAGTTGCTTCTGGATCAATTACATCTAAAGGAATCTTTGATAATGTTGCACTAATTGATAATCTATCTGCCCCAGGAGCTGCATAATTTGAAAATCCTCGTGCATTGTCATTGAGATCTATATCATCATCTGAAGTTATAATATCTTCAAAAACTTCCAAACCAACTCTATAGCTTGGATTATTTGAATATTGATCCAATAAAATTGTTTGATCTTCTACATTTACAAAGTATCCTCTAAGATAATAAACTCCTTCAGATAAATGTACAGCAGATCCAATTGAATTTGGATTTGTTAATATTGTTACTGCAAAACCTTCATTTGGTTGAATAATAACGTTTTGATCTGGTTGAAGAGTATTTGAGTCTACTAATCCATTTTCAATAATTAGAATTTCGTTTGAAGAGAATCCTTGATAACTATTTGAATTCAAATCGGAGTTTAAATAATTGACATATAATGTATTATTTCCTCTTTCAGAATTCTGAAAGTCCAGAACTCCAACAACGACTGCTCTAACTCCACTATTTTGTCCACGTATAGTTTTTCCAACTAAATACGGTAAATATGATAAGATGTTAGATCCAAGATAACTATCTTGAATCTCTACCGCATAATAATTATCAATATAATTAATATTACCCGGAATAACTACAGATCCTTCATTAAAAAAATGATCTCCAAATTTTTCAATTTGATTTTGAATAATTGATTGGAGAGTAGTTAGCTCCCTGGCTTGTACGGGATATCCGGGTTTAAATAAAACCTTATAATATTCGTTATCTTGATCAAAGTCATCAAAATATGGTGAAACATTAAGATTAGTTTGCTGTGGCATAATTCTTTAGAATTGCAAAATGACTTTGATATCTTCTTTTTGATTTGATGATCTAGTTATAGATGGTCTATTGTCAATATATATTATATTTCCAGAATATTTTTCAACTTCTGGATTGGAAATTCCATTGACAAATGTTTGTCCAACATAATACTTTCTATTATTTATTGTAGTTGATACCCCAGTAAATGAAGTATCAATACCAAGATTACTTACTCCAGTGGAATTAATTGTTAGGGAACCACCCGTATCTGGAGAGGATGTAAATTTATGTAACTTAAATCCATATAGGGGATTTGGATTTTTTGTTCCATCGCTATTAAAACCAACCAAAGTTCGATCTTGCCAATATTTTAAAACTCCAGTATTTTTGTCATACGAAATAATTCTCCCAACAGCAGTCGATCCTATTCCAATAGTTTGAGTTATTAGTGCGTCAGTGGTAAAATTAGCCGTACTATAACCAGATCCTACTAATTTTAAAGCAGGTAAAGCACTTGCCTTATTTTTCGTAAGTAAACTATCCGAATTAAAATCTAAAGGATTTTCTACTATACCGATTCTAGAAATTTGATTTCCGATAATAAAATCCGGATCTTCAGTATCATTTTCAATTCTAGAATATATTAATACTCGATATGCTCCCAATTCTCGATATATATCGTAACCATGTCCATTTTGAGGTGGAATTATTACATTAAATATTGGGGTCGTTGTCCCTGCTGGAACATTTCCATTAACTAAATCTACTGTCCCATAAGTGTAGTTTGAACCCCCATTAGTAACAATAACATTTTCTACTTGGGAATCATTATTAATTACAATAGTACATTCTGCACCGTCCCCATCCCCTTTAATTGGAACTTGTGTATATGTTCTATTTGCAGTTCCAAGACCAGCGCCTCTATTTGTGATAGTTACTATCTTAATTTGACCACTGGTTGTTGCATTATTTCTAATTGGGAGGTAGTCGGAATTAGATTCCCAATCAGAAGGAACTGGTACGAAATTGGTAGATTCAAACTTTATTAATTCGTTTGGTTTGATTGTATAAAGATATTTCCAAATATATCCATCTTCACTATCCCCAGCAGATCTTGGTTCTAAATC